TTCCTGCAGCTCTTTTTCTTTGAACAGCAGAACGTCTTTGTCCTTCTGACATTGATCTGGCTTTAGCTAATGGTACACACTTTGGATAACCTTTTCTTTTTTCACCTTTAGATCTTCCACACGGAGCAAAGGAACCATCTTTGCGTTTAGAACCAATATCTACCCATTTCTCTTGAACCCATTTACGTAAACTCATATTAAAATTTTTTAGTTATTTTTCTTTTGACTTCTAAAACATCTCCACAAGCTTTAGCTACTCCACCTTGTTTATAATTAGATACTGCTTTTCTTTTTTGAGATTTATTTTTACCACCCGGTGTTACTTTACCAGAACAAACTGCTGATGCATACATATTTGCATATGCACTTGGATAGACTTTAAATTTTCTTTTAGCAGCAGCTTTTCCTCTTGGGCAAAGTTTAGCCATTTACTTTTTCTTCTTTTTAGTTTTCTTCTTTACCATTTTACCTGATTTGGTTTCTTTATAACCTTTTTCTTCCATAGCATATTCTTTAGCTTCTTCAGCTTTAGATTCCATGCCTTCATGTCCTTCAGACATATCAGCATAACCACCTTCTGAAAATTTTTTTCTTTTTCCAAGAAGGGGGGATGTTCCTTTTTTTTGAACTCCAAATCCAGACATTATCTTTTACCCTTCATCATTTTGCCTTTTTTCTTTGAAGACATTCTAGCAGTGATGATATCTGCATAAGTTGTTTTTCCATCTTTGTTTAAATCAGGAAATCCTTTTTTAGCTTTACCACCTTTTTTCATTTTTGCTCTTGGTCTTATACTATAATCGTTTCTCATGTTTTCTCCTTATCCGTTTTCTTGGTTATTATTTACCGGTTTATTAGCCATCGTGCGTGCAACCGATTCCGCAGATCGTCCTACCACATACCCCCCGAGCCCAATTTGAAGAAGTGTCCAAACATCACCTGGAAGAGTTATAGTTATAGAAGCTTTAAAAAAAAATAAGATAACAGGTCCTAATACATAGTTCCATATTAATATAAATATTAATACGTACATTAAAAGGGGCCTCCAGCTCGATGCGAACCAGCCCGCTTTGGCCTCTGCCTCAATAATTTTTGCTGCAGCAGTTAATTCTTGTGTATTAGATTGTAGTAATTGAGTTTGTAATTGTGATTTTAATTTTTCTTGTAAATCTTTATCAGGAACTGATTTTTCAATTGTTGAAAAAAGAATTTTTGCAAGAGGTGCAACAGCTCCTAACATTTGAATCATAAATTAATACCACTTCGCTGATCTTTTTTTCTCCGCAAGCATTCTTCTTTGTCCACCAACTTTTTCTACTTGTGTTTCCTGTGGATTAGAAACTTCTACATCAATTCCACCTTTTAATGTTCCATCTGAATGTGTAAATTTTGCAAAATCAACTTGATTTCCAAATTCTGATCTTGAAGATGAATTTTTTACAACAGCTCCACCTTTTGCCATTGGTTTTCTAGATTGACCTGCTTCTGATAAAGCAATTGCAATTGCTTGTTTTGGACTTTTTACTTTTTTAGAAGACTTACCAATATTAAGTTCTCCTTTTTTAAACTCTCTCATCACCTTACCAATTTTTTTTTGACCGTTTTTCATATTATATTCCTTTTATTTTCATTTGTTGAACGCCTTGTTTTGCAAGACTTACTCCGGCACGTAGTTTAGCTAAATCTTCGTTTTGTTCAAGCTTATTTTCATTATTTTGTTGATTCATTAAAGCTTTCATCTTGTCTAAATTGATCCTATCTTCAGCTTCCTTACGTTTTTGCTCATTTTCCATAGCTCTTAAGTCAACTTCACGTGATTTTAACTTCAATAATGGGTCAGAATCAAATTGAGAAGTGATTTTATTTTCTTCTTTCATGAAATCAGAGGTCATTTCAGCCACAAGTACTGCTTTTCTAGACTCAATTTTTTGTGTCATCATTTGTAACTGTTGAGCAATTGCAGGATTTTGGGCTGCTTGTTGTTGTAATATAGGTAATTGTTGTAATTCTTGAGAAAATTCTAATTGAACTTGTTCTTGAGCCATGATTGAGATGTGTTCAAGTATATTTTTTTGAATTGAAGCAACTATCATTGGATTATTTCTAACCATGTTTAATTGCATAAAGTTTAAATGAGCTTCTATATGTGCTCTATGATCTTGTCCTGGGAATGCTTGAAAAGGTTGACTACCCATTGCACTAATATGTTCTAAACTTGGATCCATTGGCATTGGTCTTGCAGGTGGTGGTAGTATTAAATCTATATTGTCCACACCAATTGCTTGATACATATCTTTGTAAGCTTGATACAAATTATGAATTTGTGGATTAGATTGAGCAAGTTGTAATTGAGTTTGTGCTAAACTAATTCTTTGAGTTTGAGAAAATATATTTGGATCTGCAACTGGAACAATATCAACTCTATCATCAAAGTCCGCAACTTTAATTTGTTTATTTCCACCTACTACATCATATGGATATATGGGTGGTAGATAAGTTTTAAATACATCTGCTAATAATTTAAATTCTTGTTTTAAAGAAGCATAAATTCTTTTGTGGATTGCTGACATTACACGTGAACCTCTTTCAAGTAATGCTAAAGTTGTACCTACTGCCGCTTGTTGATTTCCTTCGCCTACTTGATTGTCTGCTATACTTGCAAATCTTTGTCCTGCTTGCACTACTATACCCATTAATTGTAATAATACTTGATCAGGTCCTTTAAATGGTAATGGCATAAACGCATCTTTTAAATTTCCTCCAGGTGCATCTACATCTCTGAATTCTCCAGGTTGTAAAGGTTGTGCATCATCTCTAACTCTAATACCTCTCATTTTAAATCCAGATGGTAAATTAGCTAAAGTACCTGCATCTAATAATTGTCTTAAAGCTGATGTTGCAGTTCTAGATAGACCACCAATCATATGAATTAAACCAAAGCCGTAGAATCCTAAACCTGGTAAAAATTTAAAATGAACAAAGTAATTAGTTCTATTTCTTAATGGATCTTCTGCTTTGTAATTACGTCTAATAGATAAAACTTCTCTTGATCCTTCTTCAATCGTTACAACGTATGGAAGTTTAATTCCTGTGGGCTCACCAGTTTGAGGATCTTTATCTTCAAAACCTTCTAAATCTAAATTAACATGACATTCTAATAAAGTATAAATATCATCTTGTCTTTCAACTCTAATTCCCTCTAATTCTCTTTGTTTACTTTTTATTTCATTTTCTTTTAATGGGGGTTCTCCAAGTTCCACATCTTTATAAAAACCATTTACTTGTTGTTTACGTAAATCATTTTCAGAAATTTTAATTACATGAATAACTGCTTCTGCATCTTCTAATGATGTTGCTGAATAAGGAACGATTAAATCTTCTGCAGGAATAAATTTAGATACTGCTCTACCTAATATTGAATCATAATAAACTTTTTTAAATGTAGAACCTGATAAAGGTAAATAAAATAACATTTGATCAAATTCAGATTCATATTCTTTCATGACATCCATAATTTGATAGTTCATAAAATCTTTAACTCTATTTGCTTGATCTTGTCGTTCAGGTGTTATTGATCCAACAATCTGTGTTCTAACAGGTCCATCTGCTGGTAATAATTCTTTATAAGCTTGTGATTGAAATTGTGTTACTGATTCTGCAAGCACTGGATGAGTTACACCTGACGCACCTTTAAATGGTTCTGTTCGTCTTTCATATTTAAATCCTAATAGATCTAAACCATTGGTATATGCCATTTCCCAATCTTGTCGTGAAGATCTATATTCATTATAGTCATCCACTAACTCTGCACCTATTTCAGTTAATTCTTGTTCGTCAATTATTTCTGCTAGATTAGATGAGTGATCACTAGATTGTAATTCTTGAGTTGGATTAAAAGAGATTTCTGCGCCACCATCTTCCATTGGATTAATTTCAATGTTTTCATTTGAAATTTGTGGAATTAATTCATCTCTAGTTTCTAGAGCAATTTCTTGTTCTTTAAATTCTGGGTCCGAAGGAGTTGGACTAATATTGGGTAATGATTTATCTATTTCAGCCATGACTAATTATACCTTCTTGTAAATAATGATTCAACACCTTGTGAATTAGGACCTCTAGCAGGTGGTATCGTATTTGTCAATCCACCGTTAGCCATATTTGCTGTTTGTCCTGTTATAGTATTTAATAGATCAGCATTATTTCTTAAAGCATTTATAGTAGCAAAATCTAGATTACCTACAGATGCACCTAATGCTTGAGTACCTATATCTGAACTTCCAACATTTACTGTTCTTTGTACAGGATTGTTTCTTAAATTTATATTTACATCATAGGGAGTTCCTAAATTATTTCCTGATTGTCTTTGAAAATCATATCTATCAAATATTTTATTAGTTTCTGGATTATAACTAAATTGTCCTAAAGTTGTTTTTATTTGATCTACTGGATTTCCAAACATTGAAGAACCTAAAGTTTTTAAATATTCCATTGGAGTAAATCCATCATCCATAAGTTGAGCAATTCCAGTTTGTGGATAATCTGCATAAGTTATATTTGTTCTACCTTGGTTGGTTGCATTTTGAATTGCTTGATTTATTACGTTTTGTTGTGCTGTTGTAAATTGATTTATATCTTGAAAAGGATTTCCTGATCCTGTTATAAAATTTGAATATCCTTTAACAGCTGGGTTATTAAAAATATTTTGTAATTGACTACTTATAAAATCATAAGGAGTTGATTGTGCTTGATACGGTTGAAATTCTTCTGGTGACACAGTTGGTAATTCTTGTTGTGGAAATATTTCTGCTTGTGGTTGTGTAAACGATGCTTGCTCTTGTGCTGAAACTTGTTGACCAGAAAAAGGATCTACTGTTGGAACTTCGGGTGTTGAATCTACGGGAAGAAAATCATTTTTTTCAATGTCAAAATATGTGCCTTCAGGAGCCATAATATGTTTAAAAAAATAATCAGGATCAAGTTCTAC